TTATTCTTTATAATGTAAAATGTAACTTTTGCCATGCTTTGTTTTTTCCAATTTACCATCTTTGTGCATTTGATAAAGAATATTTGACACATCACTTTGAAAAGGTTCATCAAATAATTCTTTGAATTCTGATTGCAAAATTCCATCATTTGCTTTTAATAGTTCAATCACTGTCGGCAACAGTTTTTGTTTCTTGATATAAATTTCTTGCAGATGATCGAGATTTGTTGTCAATTCTTCCAGTTCTTTTTTTCGTTTTTCGGCATAGTCTTTTGTTGTTAAAATTTCATAATACCAAAATTCAAAACATTCACCTTTTGTTTTGCATAGTTTTTCAACATCTTCAAGATATAAAATAAATGACTTTAATGCTGAATACAATTCTTTTGGGGATTTGTTTTTTGAATCAAGCCACATATTCAAAAAATATGAATATTCAGTGTTGATTTTATCGGTGAATTCTTTTGTGTAAGCATACCATCCCCAAGGCAATTCACCTTCTGGTGTTAAATGCTCTAAATCAACTGTTGGCTTTTTATTATCAACACTTTTAAAAAAATTAAAAAACTTCATACTTATTTACCTTTCTTATTTAATAAAAATTACCATTGTTTTTAATATTTTGTTATTATAGAATGTTTTCAGAACATTATTTCAGAACAGATGTTCTTGCCCTGGTAAATGAAAGGATGATTCACATGAAAGAACAGTATATTTCAGAAATTGTCAATCTATTAAATCAATGCAACGATCCTTCATTGTTTGACCTTATTTTGAAATTACTTCAAAAAAGCTGACAGCATCTGTTTCACACCAACAATTTTTTCAGAATCAAGTTTGTATAATGATTCAACAACAGAAAGAAAATCTTCATCAGTTCGCATTCTTATAATGATGTCAGCCATGACATCATTATTTTTTTGCACTTTTTCCCAATCCATCAAGAAAGCCACTGTTGTTCCCATTACTTCAGCAAATTTCACCACCTTTGATTGTGGGATGTCCACTTTTCCTGATTCTATTCTTGCAACAGTTGAATGATTGGCATATCCCATGCGGTCAGCTAATTCACGCAATGTCCATCCAAGTTCATTTCTGCGGATTTTTATTTTTTCACCTATATTTTTTGACATGTAATGCACCACCTTTTTCCCTTATTATAAAGGTTTGTTGCATAAAAAGCAATATAAATATTTAATTTTTTCGAAAAAAGTATTGACTTTTAATTCAAAAGGTGCTATATTGATGTTGTTGCATTAAATGCACCACAAAATGTAGTGGAAGGGGGAAAACGTAAATGAATAATCTTGAATTATTAGAATCAAAGATTGCAGAATCAGGAAAGAAAAAATCATTCTTGGCAAAAAAAGTCGGTTTGACACCTGCTGGATTCCGTAATTGTTGCACAAACAAGGCAGAATTTAAAGCAAGTCAGATTCAAATTCTTTGCGAAGAATTAAACATTGACAGTCTTGAAGAAAAGCAGTCTATTTTTTTTGCTGAAGTTGGTGCATAAAAAGCACCAGACATCAGGACAAACATCCTGAACATAAGATGAAATAACAATGAAAGGAAGTGTTTCAATGAAGGCAATGGACACTTACAAAGAAGTAAAAGAATTTAAGTTCCCAAATATGACAGTGAATGTGTTCATTCCTGACATAACAGAAGAAGAAAGAAACCAAAGGATGAAAAAAATTGAAAAAGCAGCTGTAAGACTGCTTATGAGTTTGAAAGGATGAAATGAAATGGCAAAAGATTGGTTGACGGATGAACAAGTTGAAATGGAAATTGAAAGATTGCTGAATTCTGAAGATGTTCAACTGGCAAAGAAAGAAATCAGAATCAAATATAAAAGAAGACAATACATGTATCAGTTGCGAACAATGGAAAAACGAGGTCAACAGCTTGCAACAGATGGTGTGACAATGGAAAACATTGAAGAAAAACTGTTCGGCAAGCTTGAAGACATTGAAGAATGAAGGGGTGGACAAGATGAAAAAATCAAAAATCAAAGCATTTGTTTTGAAAACAATCACAAAAATAATGGCGGTTGTCTGGCTGTTGTCAATGACTGCACTTGATTCAGAATCAAGCATTCCTGTTGTTGCTTGTTTTATATCACTTGCATGGATTGCCCTGTTTATGTATGCAAACGGATATAAGCCACAGAAGGAAGTGGTGCAAGATGTCGGTTGAAATGAAAATCCTTGCAAGTCATGAAGAATGGTTGGAAGCAAGAAGCAACACAATTGGTGGTTCAGATGCCAGTGCAATAGTTGGCATGAATCCCTACAAGTCAAACATTGATTTATGGCTTGAAAAGACTGGACAAGTTGTGCCAGAAGATATTTCAGACAAGTCTTATGTGAAATTTGGCACAGAAGCTGAACCACTTATGCGGAAACTGTTTGAACTGGATTTCCCTGAATATCAAGTCTTTTATAAAGAAAACAACCTATTTTTGAATGACAAATACCCCTGGGGGCATTATTCAGCGGATGGTTGGCTGACAGATGAAAACGGCAGAAAAGGGATTTTGGAAATCAAAACAACAGAAATTCTTCAGAGTATGCAAAAAGAGAAATGGAAAGACAGACTTCCTGATAATTATTACATACAACTTCTTCATGGCTTTTTGATTATGGAAGCGGATTTTGCCATTTTAAAAGGTCGATTGAAAACAGTGTTCAATGGTATTCCATACATACAAATAAAACACTATCCAATTGAAAGAATTGATGTTGAAGATGACATTCAATATCTTGCAAAAGAAGAAAAACGATTTTGGGAAAAGGTTGAATCAAGGCAGAAGCCAGGTTTGATTTTACCGAATTTTTAGAAAGGAAAACAAAATGAAAGATTGGACAGGAAACACAACATCAATATATGCAACACATGGTGCAAGCAATCATTCAGAAGGTGTTCGTGCTGATTATGATTATTATGCAACAGATCCTGATGCGGTTGAAAAACTTCTTGAAAAAGAAGAATTTTTTCACTATATTCTTGAACCTGCATGCGGTGAAGGTCACATTTCTGAAGTTCTATTGAATCATGGCTATGATGTTATATCTTCAGACATTGTTCACAGGGGATATGAGAACCAACAACTGACTGAAGACTTTTTGAAGTCAGGTTCAGTGCCGAGAAATAGCAGGGACATCATCACAAATCCACCTTATGCACAAGCAAAAGAATTTGTTGAACATGCACTTGATATTTCACAAGAATCAGTGAAGATTGCAATGTTTCTGAAGTTGACATTTTTGGAAGGAATCAAAAGAAAAGGGTTGTTTGACAAATATCCACCAAAAACAATCTATGTGTTCAGAAATAGAATTGATTGTTGGAAGAATGGAATCAAACCTGAAAAACCATCAAAGGCGGTCTGCTATGCATGGTTTGTGTGGGTGAAAGGGTTCAAAGGCAATCCGCAAATTAAGTGGATTTAATAAAAGAAAAAACGAAAGGAATTGAAATGAAATGGAATTAAAAGTGAATGAAATCATGCTTCCTGAAGCAATACGATTCAATTATGAAGAATTGAAAACGGAACTGTCAGCAAAGATTCAAAAATATGAAACTATGGTTTACAGTGAAGCGGAAATAAAAACGGCAAAAGAAGATGTTGCCAATTTAAGAAAGTTAAAGAAAGCATTGAATGATGAAAGGAACAGACTTGAAAAAGAGTACATGCAGCCATTCAATGAGTTCAAACAGCAAGTGAATGAAATCATTGCAATCATTGACAAGCCAGTTTTGATGATAGACGGACAAATCAAAGAATTTGATGAATTTAAAAAGCAAGAAAAACACAAAGAAATTGAAGAATGCTTTGATTCATTTACAAAGCCAGAATGGTTGACACTTGAACAGATATTCAATCCAAAATGGCTGAATGTGTCGGTAAGCATGAAAAGTGTGACTTCTGAAATCATCACAATACTTGAAACAATTGATGCAAACCTTGCCACACTTCAAAATTTACCTGAATTCAGCTTTGAAGCGGTTGAAGCATACAAAACATCACTGGACATAAACAAAGCCATTCAGGAAGGAAAAAGACTGTCTGACATACAGAAGAAAAAAGCAGAACAGGAAGAAACAATGAAACAAGCATCTGAAAAGGTTGCACCAACTGAAGCACCAGAAACACCAGAAGCACAAAAACTTCAAGAAGTTTGTTTCAGATGCTGGTTGACAACAGCTGATGCGGTGGCATTAAAAGGATTCTTTATGAACAGAAACATCAAATTTGAAGCTATATAGACGAAAGGAAGATGAAAATGTTTGAAAATTTACTTGCTATGTTGAGCATGGCAGGCAACTATGAACAAAGGTGTGTTGACAACTTTGAAAATGATTTGTTTACCATTGACACAGCTTATGTGACAGATAGGAAACAACCTTATGAAACAGCTGTGAAACATAAAGAATTTAACAATGATGATTGGATCATTCTTGAATGGTCAGATACAAAAGAAGAAGCACAAAAAACACATGACAAATGGGTTGAATTCTTCAAGAACAATGATGTTCAAGAAATAAAAGATTGTTACACTGGCGAAACATTCAAAAAGGAAGGAAGATGAAAAATGGTGGATTTTAAACCTTTGGGTGAATTCTTTGCTGAATTTGATGTAATAAGCAAGGAAAGACACAATGAATTGCTGGTTGCAGCACATGACGGAAATGCACTGAAAAATGTGATTCATGAAAAAGCAAAAGAATATGGCAGTCTGTCATGCGAAGAAATCAGATTGCTTGATAATTTATATTTTAAAAATGAAAGTGGGGAAAACAAAAATGGCAGTAAATAATTCTTTAGTAAAAAAATCAAACGGAAGATTGGGAATGGCAGCATACTTGAACCAGGATGCAGTCAAAAATCAAATCAATTCTATTTTAGGAAGCAAAAGGGGGATTTCCTTCATCACAGCAGTTGTGTCATCAGTGCAAGCAAATCCAGCATTGCAGGAATGCACACAACCTTCAATTCTTCAAGCAGCTTTGCTTGGTGAATCGTTGAATCTTTCACCTTCTGCTTCTTTAGGTCAATACTGGATCATTCCATTCAATAACAAGAAAAAAGGTGTGAAAGAAGCACAATTCCAACTTGGTGCAAACGGATATAAACAGCTTGCAATGCGAACTGGTCAATATAAAGACATTGACTTCATTGAAATTCGTGAAGGTGAATACAAGGGCAGAGATAAACACACAGGCAAACAAGTATTTGAATTCATTGAAGATGATGATGAAAGAGAATCATTGAATGTTGTTGGATATATGGCATATTTTGAACTTTTAAACGGATTCAGAAAATCTGTGTACTGGACAAAAGCCAAAATGGAAAGACATGCAGACCAGTATTCACAAGCATTCAGTTTGGAAGCATACAACAAATTGAAAAATGGTGAAATTCCTGCAAGTGAAATGTGGAAATATTCTTCATATTGGTATTCAAATTTTGCAGGAATGGCAGAAAAAACATTGATAAAACACTTATTGTCAAAATGGGGAATTCTTTCAGCGGAATTGATTGCTGCACTTGATGCTGATTATGCAGTCATAAACGAAGACGGAACAAAAAACTATGTTGAAACAGAATCAGATGTGATTGAAATGCCAGTTCAGGAAGAAACACAGGATGAAATGACTGAATCTTCTGACATTGAATCCACTGATGCAAAAGATGCTTTATTTAACTAATAAAAAACGAATAGAAAGGAATTAAAAAAATGGAAAATTTAATGAATAAAAAAGTAATTGTAAGAGGTGACAGAAGCGGTGTGTTCTTTGGAACAATCACCAAAAAAGAAGGAAGAGAAGTGACACTGGAAAATTGCAGAAGGTTGTGGTACTGGGATGGTGCAGCTTCAATTTCACAACTTGCCCTTGAAGGAACAACAAATCCAAGTAGATGTAAATTCACAGTAATTGTTGACCACATTATCATTCTTGATGCAATTGAAATCATCCTTTGCACTGATAAATCAATCAGAAGCATTGAAGGGGTGGCAGAATGGAAGCGATAAAAATTGAAAAATGGCTGAAGGTTGAATTTGGCTATGGCGATGGCTATGGCTCTGGCGATGGCTCTGGCGATGGCTCTGGCTATGGCTCTGGCTCTGGCGATGGCGATGGCGATGGCTATGGCGATGGCATAAAAGTATTCAATAATATGCCAGTTTACAAGATTGATGGAATCCAGACCATCATCACAAACATCAAAGGTGCATTGGCAAAAGGATTCATCCTTCAAAATGACCTGACATTGACACCATGCTTTGTTGTTAAAGGAAGCGGATATTTTGCACACGGCGAAACAGTCAAGGAAGCAAGACAAGCATTGCAAAGCAAAATGTTTGAAAACATGGACACTGATGAAGCCATTGACAAATTCATTGACACTTTCAAAAAGGGCAAAAAATATCCTTGCAAGGATTTCTTTGACTGGCATCATTATTTGACTGGTTCTTGTGAAATGGGAAGAAAATCATTCATGCAGGACAACAACATCACATTTGATGATTCATTCACAGTGGATGAATTCATTGACCTTTGTGAAGATGCATATGGTGGCGAAATTATAAAACAGTTAAAAAAAAGATGGGATGAAATATGAATAAAGTGATTTTAATTGGAAGACTGACAAAAGATGTTGAACTGAAGCAAACACCAAGTGGGGTTGCGGTTGTCAATTTTACAGTTGCAGTGAACAGAAGATTTGACAGGGAACAAGCTGATTTCATCAATTGCATTGCATGGCGAAGCACAGCGGAATTTGTTTCAAAATACTTCAACAAAGGCAGCATGATTGCAGTTGTGGGAAGTTTGCAAACAGGAAGCTATGAAAAAGACGGACAAACACACTACACAACGGATGTGAATGTTGATGAAGTGTATTTCACAGGAAGCAAATCTGAATCAAGCGGTTCAAATAATGCAAGCAATGCTTCTGATCCATTCAGTGACCTTCCAACACCAGCGGATGATGACCTTCCATTTTAAAAAAGGCGGTGGAACTGTGCGAAACAAATATCACAGCAAAAAAATTGAAATAGATGGCATCATCTTTGATTCCAAAAAGGAAGCCAAAAGACACAGTGAGTTGCTTCTGCTTGAAAAAGCAGGGGCAATCACTGAACTGAAAAGGCAAGTCAAATTTGTTCTGATTCCTGCACAAAGGGAAGCTGACACAATTGGCAAAAGGGGTGGCATCCACAAAGGAAAGACCATTGAAAAAGAATGTGCATACATTGCCGACTTTGTATATAAAGAAGATGGAAAAATGGTTGTGGAAGACACAAAAGGATTCAGAACAAAAGACTACATAATCAAAAGAAAATTGATGCTGTATTTTTACGGAATAAGAATCAAGGAAGTGTGAAAGAAGGTGGACAAAATTGACCAGTGCTGAACTTAAACAATTTATAGAAGAATTTCCATACACGAAGGAAAAGGAAATGTGCAACAAATACAACATCACAAGAAAAGAATATACGCATTTAAGATATGTTTACAATTTAAGCAAAGACAAAAGATGGCACAAGAATCCCTGGTTGAAAGAAGATGACCAATTTCTTATTGAAAACTATCACATGATGTCTGATGAACAGCTTGCAAAGGTTCTTAATAGGTCAACTGAAGCAACCAAAATGCGAAGGTTGCATTTTAATCTTTTAAGAAAAGAATCTGTATTTCATGGGAAAAATTCAAAAAAATTCTTAAAACCCACAAACTTCACTGATGAACAGAAGCGGAACATTTGCAACTTTTGGCTGACTGGAACAGAAATTGCGGATTTAAGAAGACTTTACAGATGCAGTGATGAAGAATTGCATGAAGTATTCCGTCAACCTGGATTGCTTGAAAAACAAAAGAAAATAGTTGAAAAATATGGTTGTTTTCCTGTTACAAGAACAAAAAGTGAAATAAATCATTGGAAAGGGTGTGTGATTGTTGGATGAAATAAGAAAAACAGCATCACTTGTGAAAGGTGTTTTGGTGGAATATCCGCAAGCAAGGAACAGTGACATGTTTTTATATTTGAAAGTGTGTGAAATCGTCAATCCTGAAGCCTTAAAAATGCCCTTGTGTGATGTTTTACCTTCATTGAAGCATTATGGCTTGCCAAACATTGAAACTGTCAGAAGAACAAGACAGAAACTTCAGGAAACACATCCTGAATTGCAAAGCAGTGTGAAGGTGAACAAATACAAGATGAAAAAAGAAGAAGCATTCAGAGAATATGCAAGGGAAGGGTGATTGATGTGAAAATTACATTAGAAATACCAGACACCACAGCTTGTGTTTTTGTAAATTATGTATTTTATGAAAATACAGGAATGAGCATGGCAAGCAGGTCAATAGATACAGATGAACTAAAAAGCGGAAATGTTGTTGATTGCACTGTATTTAATACTGCAACAAAGGATGGAAGGAAGACCAACAATGGCTGAAGTAAAATGGATCAAATTATCAACAAGGTTGCCTGACAGCAGAAAAATAAAACAGATCAGAAGACTTCCTGAAGGTGACACAATTGCTTTGATGTGGATTTTCTTGATGTGTCTTGCAGGGGAAACAAATGAATCTGGAATGATTTATTTCACACCTGAAATTCCATACACAGATGAAATGCTTGCAGATCAATTCAATATGGATATTGGCATTGTAAGGGTTGCTTTGAAAACATTTCAAAGGTTTGGGATGCTTGAAATTGTTGATGACATCATTTGTCTTTCATCATGGGAAAAGTGGCAGTCAACAGACAGACTTGCTGAAATTCGTGAATATAACAGAATTAAAAAGCAAGAATCAAGGGCAAGAAAAAAACTTCTTGAAAAGAATGTCAATGACATGTCAATGACAAGTCAATCAAGTCAAGACACAGATATAGATATAGAAAAAGAAAGAGATTTAGAAAAAGATAATAATAAATATATATTGTCCGAATCTGACAAGAAAAAAGCTGTCAAACCTTCCAAACACAAATATGGTGAATACAACAATGTTCTTTTAACAGATGAAGAATTGCAGAAACTTCAAGCTGAATATCCTGATTGTGAAGAAAGAATTGAAAGGTTGTCTTCATACATAGCAAGCACAGGCAAGGCATATAAAAGCCACTATGCAACAATAAGGAACTGGGCAAGAAAAGATGCTGAAAGACCACAACAACAGCAAATCAAGAAAACAGGGTTCAACAATTACAGCGAAAACAGGCAATTGAATGATTTTGAAAGAAGAATGCTTGAAAAACGGATGAATCCACCTGCAACAGCAGGAACAGATGAAAACATTATGCAAAAGGTTATTGAATTAAAAAAGAAGTTAGGCACTGAATAATGGTGTCTAACTTCAAAGAAAGGATGAATTTATTATGAATATATTTTTAGGAATTTCAACAACATTATTGTTTCTTTTGATGCTTAGTAGTGAAAAAAACAGTGTTACACAATGGATATATGGCAAATGCTTCATTGCATCCATTACTTTGATGGTCATTTATAACCTATTACCATTGATTTTAAGGGGGATTTGAAAACTATGAAAATATTTCTTGGATTTTTAGCGGTTGCATTATTCCTTTGCATGCCAAATGGCAAAGAACCTGTTGAAATTAAAATTTATGGATTTTGTTTTGCATTTGTGATTGCAGCAATGGTTGTTTTGCAAGTGTGTCCAGTGTCTTGATAAAAATGAAAGAAGGGTGATCAGATGGAAGCCAAAGAATTTTTGAATCAGGTGAAAAAACTGGATGTGATGATTGAAAACAAGCTGATTGAAAAACAACAGTGGAAAAACATTGCTATGAATGTCACTTCAGGTGCAAACACTGTTCTTGTCAAAGTAAAAGGTAAAGACAAATATGAACTTCAGAACATGGAAAAGGTGCAATCATCAGGAAATCAGCAAAAGATGGCTGATGCTATTCATAGATATGTTGATTTAGAAGCCGAAATTGACCGGTGTGTTGATAAATTGATTGAGATTAAGAAAGATGTCATCAGTGTCATTGAACAGCTGAATCCAGCAGAATATGACCTTCTGCACAAGGTTTATATTCAACACATTGATTTGGCTGTTGCTGCTGATAAATGTGAAAGATCATACAATTGGGCAAAATCAGTGCATGGTCAGGCATTGAAGAATGTTCAGAAGATTTTGGATGAAAGGGAAACAGAAAGATGAAAAAATATGTATATGCTATCTCATTATTCAAAGGAGTGGATAATAAATGAATGAACAAGATAAAAAGTGGCTTGAAATATGCAAAAATGATAAAGAGAGTAGATATGTCATTATGGTTGACAATGATGATATATATGTGTGGGATTTTGAAACAGACGAAGAAGCATATACATTCACAGAATATGGGTATCATTTTGCGTTAGTATTATTGAGATACATAGGTTGTGAAGCAGAGTATGTGTAAGGAGTGATAATATGTACATACACGATAAAACAGAACAAGCATATAAAAATGGTTATGAAGCAGGGGTAAAAGAGTTTGCAAAAAGATTGAAAGAAGAAAAATGTGACCTGGTGTCAAGCAGAGATTATTGTGGGAATCTATATGAAATTGAAGGAAATGACATTGATGACCTTGTAAAAGAAATGACATGAATGTCCTTAAATGTCCTTGATTGTACTGAAATTATCCAAAATGCAAAAATTTGTCCTTGTTTTTACTTTTTTGTACCACATTTCACTTTTAAAGTGTGTTATTATTAAACTGTTAAATTATCTAAACCACCAGTCATTTGTTGTCTTGGTGGTTTTTTGTTGTAAAGAAAGGGGTGTTGCAGGATGGAAAAAATGACTGCTAAACAGCAAAGATTCTGTGATGAATACTTGATTGACCTGAATGCAACACAAGCTGCAATCAGGGCAGGATATTCAAAGAAAACGGCAAGAGCAATTGCAAATGAAAACCTAACAAAACCATACATCAAGGAATATATAGAAAAAAGAATGGCTGAAAAGGAATCAGAATTGATTGCTGATCAGGATGAAGTGCTGAAATATCTTTCATCTGTAATGCGAAGGGAAATGAATGAATGTGTTGTTGTAACACTACAAAACAAGGTTGAAAAATGGGTGAAGGATGAAGACACTGGAAAATTAAAAAAACAAACAGTGACAGAAGAAAAACCAGCCATTGTTGATATTCCAGCAAGGTTGTCTGATGCAAACAAAGCAGCTGAACTTCTTGGCAAAGCATATGGACTATACACAGAAAAGGTTGAACAGCAAGTGGATATGGAATTGAACATTTCTGTTGATTATGGGGATGAATCTGATGAACATTAAGATTCAAGCAAATCCAGGTTTTAAGGAAGTAAACCAAAGCCAGAAAAGATATATTGTGATGCGTGGATCGGCTGGTTCAGGAAAATCTGTTGACACTGCACAGAATTATATTTTAAGGTTGATGCAGGACAAAGGAAGAAATCTTGTAGCAATGCGAAAATCTGACATCACAAACAGGGATTCAACCTTTGCTGAATTGACTGGTGCTATATATAGGATGTTCGGTGATAAAGCTGAACAGTATTGGCAAATAAACAGGTCACCACTACAATTGACATGCAGACACAATGGAAACAAGGTCATTTTCAGGGGAATGAATGACGATAAACAAAGGGAAAAGTTGAAGTCAATCACATTCCAAAAAGGGAAACTGACTGATGTCTGGCTTGAAGAAGCAACGGAATTCACACAGGCTGATGTTGAAATCATTGATGACAGATTAAGGGGTGAACTTCCTAAAGGGCAATTCTATCAGATCAGAATGACTTTCAATCCAGTAAACAAGAATCACTGGATAAAGAAAGTCTTTTTTGACATTCCAGATGATAATGTTCTGACACATCATTCAACATATTTGATGAACAGATTCATTGATGATGCATACAGGGCAAGAATGGAAAGAAGAAAGATTGTTGATCCAGACGGATATCAAATATATGGTTTGGGTGAATGGGGTGAAATTGGTGGCTTGATTCTTCAAAACTGGGAAATCAAGGACATTTCACAGAATCTGAATGACTATGATGACATTGCAATTGGTCAGGACTTTGGATTCAACCATGCAAATGCAATTCTTCTTTTAGGAATTAAAGATGATAATATCTACATATTAGATGAAATATATATTCATGAAAAAAGCACATCTGAAATTGTGCAGGAAGCAATCAAACATGCAATTCCTACAAAAAAACAGATGTGGTGTGATAGTGCTGAACCAGACAGAATCAAAGAATGGACAAAAGCAGGGTTCAGGGCAAGACCAGTTGACAAAGGCGGTTCAAAAGGTTCTGTCAATGCACAAATTGACTGGTTAAAGCAAAGATTTATATATGTACATCCACACTGTGTCAATACAATTAAGGAAATGCAGCAATGGAAATGGAAGAAGGATGAAAAATCAGGTGAATATCTTGATGATCCTGTTCCAGTCATGGATGATGCAATGGCTGCATTAAGATATGGTGTTGAAGGATGGCGAAAAGTCAAACAGTGGCTTGTATAAAAGGCATACAACAAACGGCAGCACAGCACCTGTGGTCTTTGGCAATGTTAGTGGGGCAGCATTGCTTTTCAACCATAAACTCCTTTCATAATGGTCACAATCGGTGGTCATAAAAAGGTGCTGGTTGTTCCGTCTATAATATAAGTTTACAAAGCCTTTAGAACAAAGGCTTTTTTATTTGCAATTAAAAGGGGTGAAATATAGAAGTGTTATCAATAGCAGAAATTAAAAGGTTCATTGATGAAGATATAACATCAGAGAAAAAACACATGGCTGGAATAGGTCAAAGATATTATGATGCAAGACATGACATTCTAAATTATAGAATGTTTTATTTCAATACAGATGGAATACTGACTGAAGATACATACAGAAGCAACATCAAAATCAGTCATCCATTCTTCACATTGTTATCTGATCAGCTTGCATCTTATGTTCTATCATTCAAAGAAAATCCAATCAAAGCAAAAGAAAAGACAGAAGGATTGCAAGACCATCTTGACATGTATTTTGATGATGAATTCTGGTCTGAAATCGGTGAACTTGTAAAAGGGGCATACAACAAAGGCTTTGACTACATTTACGGATATAAAAACAAAGACAACAGACTTTCTTTTCAGCAAGCTGATGGAATGGGTGTTGTTGAAGTAAGAGCAAAAGACACTGATGATGACTGTGACCATATTCTGTTCTGGTATATAGACAGAATTGACAAGGGCAAAAAGGTCATTAAAAGGATTCAGGACTGGACAGAGAATGAAACATATTTCTATGTTCAAGCAGGTTCAACAGGCAAAATTCAGCTTGATGATACAGTTGAAATCAATCCAAGACCACATGTGGTTTATACGGATGAAAAGACAGGCAAAAGAATGGGTTATCCTTTGGGATATATTCCATTTTGGCGGTTGGACAATAACAAGAAGCAAATCAGCGGTCTTGCACCAATTAAAGCATTGATTGATGATTATGACCTTCATGCATGTGCATTGTCAAACAACCTGAAGGATTTTGACACACCAATTCATGTTGTAAAAGGTTTTCAGGGTGACAACCTTGATGAACTTCAGCAGAACTTAAAAACAAAGAAAGTGGTTGGTGTTGATGCTGAAGGTGGCATTGACATTCAGACAGTTGATATTCCATACCAGGCAAGAAAAGAAAAACTTGAACTTGATGAAAAAGCAATTTACAAGTTCGGCATGGGTATGGACACAACCAGCTTGAAAGATACAAATGCAACAACAAACATGGCAGTCAAAACAGCATTCTATGCACTGGATTTGAAAGCAATTGCCATGACAAAAAGACTTTGCAAAGTATTAAAAGAAATTGTCAAAGTGGTTCTTGCTGAAATCAATCAGGAAAATGGCACTGATTATCAGCTTAAAGACATTGAATTCAACTTTGAAAGAACATCACTGACAAATGAAACAGAAAACATTCAGAATCAGAAAACTGAAGCTGAAACACAGCAAATCAGAGTGAACACAATCTTGAATGTTGCTGCAAATGTTGGTGATGAAAAGACATTGAAAGCAATCTGTGAAGTTATGGACTGGAATTTTGATGAATTGAAAGACCAGATTGAAAAGATGCAGGAAGAAAAGAACACTGATGATGCAAAAGCAATGCTGTCAGCGGTGAAAACAACAGAAGAAGATGAAATTCCAATTGACACACCTGAAGAATAAAAAGGTGGTGATGTGCTATGAATAAAAGGCAAAAAATAGTGCAACAAACCTTTTTGAACAATGAAGAAGCAATCATCAAAAGATTAAAACAAGCCTACAACAAATCACTTGATGACATCACAAAAAAGGCACAGACACTGCATGAAGAATTTGAAGACCTGAAAGCTGTATATGACAACATTGAAGATGAAGAAGAAAGGGAAATTCTAAAATCAAGGATGCAGTCAAAAGTGTATCAAAAGAAATACCAGGAATCATTGAAAAAGCAAGTCAGTGACATTCTTGACAAGATGCACAAGGAAGAATTCACAAATGTTGCTGATTATCTCAATAAATGCTATGAAGACGGATTTATTGGCACAATGTATGACCTGCAAGGACAGGGCATTCCGCTTTGTTTTCCTTTGGATCAGGAAGCAATGGTCAGAGCAGTGCAACTGGATTCAAAAATCAGTCAAGGTTTATATTCAAGACTGGGTGAAGATGTTGGCTTGCTGAAGAAGAAAATCACAGCACAGGTCAGCAGGGGCATTGCAACAGGCATGACATTCAAGCAAGTTGCACAACAACTTTCTGCATATACCAAAATTGGATATAACAATGCGATCAGGATTGCAAGGACAGAAGGCCACAGAATACAGTGTCAATCAGCAATGGACACATGCTACAAGGCAAAAGAAAAAGGTGCTGATGTGGTCAAACAGTGGGATGCAACACTTGATGGCAAGACAAGGGAATCACATGCAATGGTTGATGGTGAAATCAGGGAACTTGATGAAAAGTTCAGCAATGGTTTGATGCTTCCTGGTGATTCTTCAGGCGGTGCAGCAGAAGTTGTCAATTGTCGGTGTGCATTGCTTCAAAGGGCAAGATGGGCGGTGCAAGGTGGATTCACAAAGATGAACAACTTCACAAAGCAACTTGAATCATTTGAAAAGCCAGAAGACTATGCAGAATTCAAAAAAGGCTTCTATTCAAAGGAAAATAAGAAGTATATGAATTATGTTCAGCAGATGGAAGAAAAGTATGGCACAAAGGATTTTCAAAAGGTTCTGGACATGATGAACACAAGGGAATACAACCATTATTCCAAATTACTTGCAAACAATCCTATGTTTAATAAACAGCCGAAAGCAACAAAGGTATTGACAAATAATGTAAAAGGTGTTAAAATACAAGCGGAAAAAGTAAGTGATGATTGCAAAAAGATTATTGATGATTTGAAAACACAAGGTGTTGAATACAGAGAAGTAAAAAGACATGACACACCTTTGACAAATGATGAAATCATCAATGTTCTGTCAGGTGGTGACAACACATCTGGTTCTTGTGCTTCAGTTGGTCTTGCTTATATTGGGCAAAAGGGTGGCTTGAATGTGCTTGACTTCAGAGATGGTGCAAGCAGAAGATTCTTTGCAACCAAGTTTAATTTGGATGCAATATCCAGACTTCCAGGCATTAAAACAATAACGGAATCAGCAAAATCATCAGTAACAGCAGGCAAAAAGCTGTTAAAACAACTTGAAACAAGCAAAGAATACTATCTTGTTTCAGGCAAACATGCAGCTATTGTAAGGAAAACGGATGAAGGCATACTGCAATATCTTGAATTGCAATCAGCAACAAGAAGCGGATGGACAGATTTCAACGGAAATCCAGGTTATACGCTCAAATCAAGGTTTGGCGAGGTTAAAAGCACATTTGGTGTGGATTCGTTCATGATTGATGTTGATTCATTTAAGGATTCAAATGACCTTAAAAACCTTTTAGGGTATATAAACACAGCAGAAAACGAGCAAAGGAAGGGTAAATATGGCACAATTAAATAAGTTTTATAAAAACAATCCTTCAGATGCAATCTGGTGGGTTGAAAATCCTGAAACAGTTGGCGAATGGTTGTTCAGCTTTGACAAAGAACATATATTCAACATGTTTGCTGATTATCCACACAAATTGACACCAGAGCAGAAGAAAATATTTGATGAAGAAAATCCATACTGGGCAGACTTCTTCAAAGATAGACAAAAATAAAAAGCACTTTGCAGGAATGAATGCAGGGTGCTTTTTTAATGCAATTTTTTAAGGACTGATTGAATTCAGTCCTTTTTTTATTAGAAAGAAGGGGAAAAGATGACAGTTATAAACTTATACACAGCGGATCAACATTTGATTGCTGCACAGAAGGTCAAAATTGCATCAGGTGATGTTGAATCTGTTCAGCTTCAAGTTGTGTTTGATGATGCCTGGAATGATTACAGTGCAAGAACAGCGGTGTTTCATACGGCAAAGAACACAACACCAGTTGAAATGCTGTTGACTGATGATGCATGTGTTGTTCCACATGAAGTGCTTGCAGAAGCAGGAACACTTTTTATTGGTGTAAGGGGTGCAACAATAGACGGAACAGCAATCAAGACATCAACACTGGTAAAATACAAGATTGAACAAGGTGCAGATGCTGGATATACAACACTAAATCCAACAATGGACTTGTATCAACAGTTTTTGGCAGCGGTGAATGGACATCTTGATCCATTTACAACAGCACTCAACAAAAGATTTGAAGATTATGTTGCAGAAGTGAATGAAACCTTGAATGGCACTGAATTATGGACAAATCCAGACATCACAACGGCATTTGCTGCACAGACAATTGCACTTGATTTGAGTGAATACACAAGATTTAAAATTGTCTTTGCAAATCAAAATAGTGGTGGATTTTTGGAAGAAGCAGAATGCTGTTGCAAAGGGGAAACATATGCATTGATAACAGATGATGATGAATTGAGTAGATATAGAAAATATAAAATGACAGACAGCGGTGCAGAATTTGAAGATGCATATATAAGAGCATCCACAAAAAGCAATGGATGGTGTATTCCATACAAAATTATAGGATATAAAAGCGGTGGAATTGCCACTGCATAAAAGATAAGTAAAAGAAAGGGGTGATTTTGATGTCACATACAAAAAAAGTATTTGATACAGATGCACACTTTGTGATTGATCCTATAACAAGGACAATAAAAAACATGACACCAACTAAAATTTCAATCATGCAGAATGACCACAATTCTGAAAGATTCACTTTCACAATTCCAAGATTTGTTGAAGGCCATGACATGCTTGAAAGTGACAAAGTTGAAATACATTACATCAATTCAGATACAAAAGAACAGACAACAGGCATTTATGAAGTGACAGACTTGCAAATTGATGAAACGGATGAAAACAATGTGCAATGTTCATGGCTTCTTTCAAGGAATGCCACAAAATATGCAGGAAGTCTTGCATTTTTAGTCCGTTTTGTTTGTTTGAATGGTACTGATGTTGATTATGCATGGAACACATCAATCTTCAGCGGAATATCTGTTGGAAAAGGTCTTGATTGTTCAGATGAAGTGCTTGAAGAATATGTTGATATTATAGAAGCATGGAAACAGGAACTTCAAAATCAAATCAGAATCTGGGTTGATGACACTGTTGCAAGTCAGCTTGACATTGTACAGGTAAAAGAAAACAAAGACAATATTGCGAATTTAACAGCAGAACAGGCACTTTTGAAAGCAAGGGTTGACAACCTTGCCACAATGAAAGAAGGAAGCACAACTGGTGATGCTGAACTTATGGACATTCGTGTTGGTCATGATGGCACACAGTATGATTCAGCAGGGGAAGCGGTCAGACAGCAATTCCAAAAGGATGCAGACACACTTGATGACCATGAAGCAAGAATCACACAAAACACTGATGATATTGCCTTTATAAATGACAGGGCAATTGTTTGTGAAGATGAAGGTGAAAGCATTCATCTGAATGACAGTTCAAATGCAAAGTTAAGGGCATTAAACATATACGGCAAGACAACACAGAAAACCACAACTGGTAAGAACTTATATGGTTATAAAAAGCCAAGAATATCGGAAGGAAAAACCATTGAAGAATTAGAAAATGGTGTTATTGCACAAGGGAATCAAAAAGAATCCAGTACTCAAACAAATAGTTATTCTCGTGGGTGGTTAATGAGTGGATGGTCAGATGAAACTGGCATATGCCCTACATTATATGAAAATCAAACTGTAACAGTATCTGCCGATATTACACTTTTAGAAACTGGAAATTCACCAACACCAAATGTGACAAATATCCATCTATATGTAGAAGGAACTGGCAATGGTTACTCTGGGAAATACAATATAAGTTTGCCCATAAACGAGAAAAAAAGGATATCACAAAAATTTACCATAAGCAGTGCATACTCTGGTGCAGTGTTTTATCCTGCATTTTGCTTAAATTCAAACAAATTAAGAATAGAAAACATACAAATTGAGGTTGGCGAAACTGAAACTGAATTTGAAGAATATTCAGGTGCAGTGCCTTCACCATCACCTGAATGGGCACAAGAACTGGTAAATATTGCTGAAGATGGCATTGAAGTGGGTGTGTATGGGAAGAATCTGATCCCATTCCCTTATGCCAAAGGAAGTATGGAAGCAAAAGGCATCAAATTCACTGTCAAAGATAATGGTCACATAGTGGTAAATGGTACAGCTGAAGATGACACTGCATTTTCAATATTTCAGGGCAATTTGCTTGTCAAAGGTACATACACTTTATCAGGTGTGTCAGGCGGTTCACCTTCAACATATTACATGCAACCATACATTGATGGGAAATACGAATTGCCAGTTGGTGATGTTAAAAAAACATATTCATTCAATGGAAATTTAACCACTTTGAAATTTTATGTAAAAGCAGGGGTTGTGCTTAATAATCTTGTTATAAAACCACAACTTGAAATAGGTGAAGATGCAACACCTTTTGAACTGGGAAAGGAAGTGAAAACAGCAACCTTTTCCGCAACAAACGGACTGCCAGGCATTCCAGTGGCATCAGGTGGCAATTATACTGATGCAAGCGGTCAACAGTGGATTTGTGATGAAATTGACCTTGAAAAAGGTGTTTATGTGCAAAGGGTGATGTTGGCAAATTATGATGGATCAGAAGATGAAAGATGGGTGAAAAGTGCTGAATCATATTTCTACCTTGTAAAAACTTCAATGACCTATCCATCAAAAGCGAATGGTGCAGCTTTATCCAATCGTTTTGTTTTTGTGTCTGGTTCACTCACACAATCTGGATTCTTCAAGATTGGCAATGCATATGGTGCTATGATAAGAGTTCCTGAAGGTATAAGTGATGTTGACAGTTTGCGAACATGGATTGAAAACAATCCATTTAGTGTGCTTTATGAACTTGAAACACCTATTGAAACACCACTTTCAGAAGAAGAAATTGCAGCATATAAAGCAATTCACTGTCACAAAACAACAACCAACATTTTCAATGACAAAAATGCACATATGGCTGTTGAATATGTGGCTGACACAAAATCATATATTGATAACAAATTCATAGAACTTCAAAAATCGGTTCTTAACATAACAACATAAAGGGGGAATGAATATGTATAACATAATCAAAAATGTTGCACAGGAAGGAAAATTTGAACTTTCTGACCTACTCAAAAAGATTGACACCATATGGGTGAAAGGATTCATCACAGATGAACAAAGATCAGAACTTCTAAAACTGGCACAGGACAAAGCAAATCCAAAAGACAGTGTTGATGTCCTTAAAAAACTTGAAGAAATGGACAGACGAATCAAAGCACTTGAAGCAAGATTCAATGCAGGAAATGACACTGAATCAGAAGGTGAAACACCAACAGAAGACGAATATCCAGAATTTGTGGTTGGCAAATGGTATTATGGCGGTGACAAAATGACATTTGAAGGCAAAAAATACAGATGTATTGCACCAGAAGGAAGTGTCTGTGTTTGGAATCCAACTGACTATCCTGCATATTGGGAAATTGATGAATAAAATAATCAGTCTATAAAAGGGCATCAGCAATGATGTCCTTTTTTTATTGTCCAAATTACCTGATGACATTTAAAAGCTTGGAATTTGCCCTGATTTATGGCATTTAAACTGAATCACATTGTCAGTGGTGACACCACATTTAAAAACAGTGACAAAGAAAGGAATTTGATATGGATTTTTTAAAAGGAATCTTGGGTGATGATTTGTTCAAGCAAATTGAAGCCAAAATCAATGAACACAATGGCAATGATGCCAACAAAGACAAACAAATCAAGCTTGGCAATTTAGGAAGCGGTGAATATGTTGCCAAAGGTAAACATGAACTTGATATTCAGAAGCTGAATGATTTACTTTCTGGCAAAGATACCGAACTGGAAACAGCAAATAATTTGATTGCAGACTTGAAAAAAGGCACAAAAGGCAATGAAGATGCACAGAAAAAAATATCAGGTTATGAAACAGAAGTTGAAAACCTTAAAAAACAACTTCAGGAAACAAAAATCAAATCAGCTGTAAAAGTTGCTTTATTGTCTGAAAAAGCCGTTGACATTGATTATTTGACTTTCAAAATCAATGAAAAGATGCAGGAACAGAACAAAACACTGGAACTTGATGAAAATGACAATATCAAAGGATGGGATGATGTTCTTTCAGGTTTGAAGGTGCAGTTCCCACAACAGTTTGAAACAGGAAATGGCAATTTGATGAAAGGTCAAGTAATTGAAGAAAACAAACTGCCTGATCCAGACAAAAAAGAAGGTTACACAAAAGAAGACCTTCTGAAAAAGCCGTATGCTGAAAGACAGAAAATCTACAATGAAAATCCTGAAGCATACAAAGAAATCATGAAATCATAAAAAAGAAAGGTTAAGGTGAAAAATTATGGCTTTAACAACAATGACAAATGTAATCAATCCAGAAGTTATGGGTGACATGATCAATGCTAAAATTGAAGCAATGCTAAAAATCACACCATATGCAAAACTTGACACATCCCTTCAGGGTGTTGCAGGTGACACAAAAACAGTTCCATCATGGAATTATATCGGTGATGCGGTAGATGTTGCAGAAGGTGCAGAAGTTGACCTTACAGCAATGACAGTAGGCACAAAAACATTCACAATCAAAAAAGCAATGAAAGCAGTTGGAATCACACAGGAAGCTGTGAACAGCGGTCTTGGAAATCTAATTGGACAGGTAGAACAGCAGCTTGCAAAAGCAATTGCAGGAAAAGTTGACAATGATGTTCTTGCAGCCGTTCTTACTTCTTCAATCACAAGCGGTGATGGCACTGCAAAAATCAGCTATGCAGGAATTGTTGATGGTGTTGGCACATTTGATGAAGAAGAAATCACAGACAAAGTGATGTTTGTTGCACCTGAACAGGTAACAGCATTAAGAAAAGACAGTGACTTCATTTCTGCTGACAAATACAACAACAATGTTATGATGTCAGGTGAAATTGGCATGATTGCTGGTGTTCGTATTATTCCATCAAAGAAAATCATTGCTGGTGAAGATGGCATTTACACATGCCCTATCATCAAACTTGAACCTGCAAATGCAGAAACAGAATACACAGAAGATGAACTTCCAGCAGTAACAATCTTCTTAAAGAAAGACACACAGACAGATTCAGAGTGGAAACCAAGAAGCCAGACACATGAAATCACATCTGCAAAATATTATGGTGTAGCACTTACAAACGAATCAAAAGTTGTTCTTGCAAAATTCAAGAAATAATGAAAGGGGGAATCCCTGATGATTATTTCATTAGAAGAAGCAAAAAAATTGATTGATTTCAAAGACTGGTCAGATGAAAAACTTGAAAGAAAACTGAAAGCTATTGAACATGCGATCAGAAGATATACAAACAACAATTTTCAAAAAAGGTCATACAGAAAGACTGCTGACATTGTTGGCGGTCTTTTTGTTGTTGATTCTGATGTTCCCTTCAAAATAGGTGATACAGTGCAAATCAGTGAATCAGGACTGAATGAAGGTCTTTTCACTGTTGTTGCAACAAATGATTTTGGATTCACAGTTGAAGAAGATGTTGTTGATGAAGCAGCAGTTCTTGTCACAAAAGTTGAATATCCAGAAGATGTTGTTGACTGTGCTGTGAATCTTCTTGAATGGGAAGTGAAAAATCGTTCAAAGGTGGGAATCAAGTCTGAAACATTGTCAAGGCATTCTGTCACCTATGAAGACAGTGCCACAATGTTTTTAGGTTATCCAGTCGGCATTTTAAATGCAGTGAATTTTTGCAAGAAAGCAAGGTGTTGAACATGGCAAACATAGGTGGAAACATCACAGGAATCATTCAGACAAAAAATTCAGTGGGAAAGAATGTAATTGGCGAAGCTGAACTTGTTTGGAAGGATGCATTCAGTCATGTGGGGTGGCTTGGTCTTCAAAGCGGTGACAGCAAAAGAGCCACATTCAATGCAAAAATTGAAGAATCAACACATGTTTTCCTTTGTGATTTTCATTCAGGCATTTATGCACTTGCTGACCAGGACACCAGAATGATTTTAAAAGGCAACATGTATGATGTTCTTTTGATTGACAATCCTGATGAATTGGATGAACAGCTTGAAATCTTCCTAAAAAAAGTCGGTGGTCAAAATGGCTGATGTCATTTTTGAAGACTTCACAATTGAAGTGAAGGATGCAATTGATGATGCAATCAATGCAAGGCTTGAAGAATGTGCAGGTGAAATTGAATCTGCAACAAAAAGAAATTCAAGGGTTGACACAGGCAAGACAAAGAACAGTTTTCAACACAAAGTGGTTGATTCAGAACATGTTGCATATATCGGTTCAAATGATGAAAATGCAATCTGGGAAGAATTCGGCACAGGTGAACATGCAATCAAAGGCAATGGCAGACAGGGTGGCTGGTCTTATAAGGATGAAAAAGGTGACTGGCATCATACCTTTGGGAAGAAGCCATCAAGGGCATTTTGGAATGCTTACAACAGTTTGAAATCATCAATCATCAAACACCTTCAAGATTCATTGAAAGGGTTGTGATAAATGGAAGCATTAAAATTCATAAATGAACAGATGGAAGCACTGGGGATTCAATATGAATTTGGTGAATGGACATCTGATGTTAAATATCCGTATTTTGTCGGTGAAATCACTGAAGATGAACCGACAACTGAAGACGGAAAAGAAGAATCAACATTGATTTTGACAGGTTGGAACAGAGCAACAGGCAGGCTTCCACTTGAAGAAGTCAAAAACAAAATCAAGAAGCACTTTCATTCTGTGTTTGGTTTAAGAGCACAGACAGACAGCGGTGCAATTGCTGTCTTTTATGGGGGTGCTTTTTATATTCCTACAAATGAAGCGGATTTGGAAAAAATTCAAATCAATTTAAAACTTAAACAATGGAAAGGGGTTTTATAAATGAGTTTAGTTAAACATGGAATCACAAAAGCAACACCATCAAACATTCCGCTTGGTGCTGGCACATGGTTCAAAGGCTTGGAATTCAAAGAAGGTGAAGGATGGTCAGGCACAGTGCTTGGTGCAACAAGTGGTGGAAGTTCAATCAAAATCACACCTGAAGTGCTTGACATTGAAATTGATGGTGCAGCAGTTGTTGCAAAAGGTCTTGCAGTGATGCAGGGTGGCACAGGTGAAGCAGAAGTAAACTTTGCAGAACTTAACAAAGACATTCTTTCAATGACCACACTTGGTGAAGTTCTTGGTGAAGATTCTGAACACAATGTGGCTGGTTTTGATTGCATCCGGACAAAAAATGCAATCACTGAAGGTGATTATGTTCAAAATCTTGGTTTTGTTGGTTACACAGCTGACCAGTCAAAACAGATAATTGTTATCTTTGACAATGCACTTTGCAAATCTGGTTTTCAGCTTGATCCGAAAAACAAAGAAAATGCAGTTGTAAAAGCAACATTCACAGCTTATGGTGACATTGAATCTGATTTGGACAGAGTTCCAGTAAGAATTTACTATCCACAGGAAGCAACAGTGTAATTGAAGGGGGATTTGAACCATGAAAAAAATAAAAGTGGTTGTAAGAAAAAAATTTCTTGACAGATACACTGGCACATTCAGAAATGTTGGTGAAAAACTGACTGTGACTGAAGCAAGATTTGCAGAAATAAAAAGATCAGGTGATTATGTGGAAGTTGAAAAGGCTTCTGCACCTGCACCTGTTAAAAATGACAAGGTTGAAAAACCAACAAACGAAATAAAGAAATAAGAAAAGGGGATTTGAACAATGGCGAAAAAGAAAATTGAAAACAATTCAGAAATAAAGGAAGCACCAATCACAGCACCAGAACAGGTTGAAAAACCATATACATTCAGACGATTAAAAACAGAAGATGTTTTTCCTATGTTTAGAATCATCAGCAAAATTGGTGTGAATGAATTCACTGCATGCTTTGAAAAAGATGGCATTCAGAAAATGATTGCTTCCTTCACATCAAAAGAAAAAGGAACAAACAAAACAGCATCAATTGTGGGTGTGTCTGTCATTTTAGAAATTGCAAATGTAATATTTAGCAATCTTCCAAAATGTGAAGATGAAATTTACAAGATGCTTGAAAGCACATCAAACTTGACAATTGAAGAAATCAAAGGTCTTGACATGGTGATGTTCCTTGAAATGATTATTGACTTTGTGAAGAAAGAAGAATTTGGGGATTTTTTCAAGGTTGTTTCAAAATTGTTCAAATAGGTGATTTTAAATTCATGGATTTGCTGTCAAAACGATATGCAAATCCATGTTTTTTTATGGAAGGAATGATCCAGACAGAAAGATTCAGTGAATTTGTGTCTGATTTTATAAAAACAATCAACCAGGAAAAAGAAGATGAAACAGACTGGGAATTCTTCTTGCATAAGGTCTGGGAAGGTTCATTCAAGGACTTCAAAGACGGAATCAACACAAATAAAGAGAATCAGAACATGTCAAAAAGAACAATTGAAACAACAGTTCAAAATTCAATGGATATTCTTAACAATTTTAGCCCTAAATGATAAGGGGGTGAACAACAATGGATTTATTCAAGCTTCTGGGAACAATAGCAATTGACAATTCAGAAGCAAACAAAGCAATTGAAAACACTTCTACAAGAACAGAATCATTTGCAGGAAAGATGGAATCACTTTTTGCAAAAGTTGGCACATCTTTCAGCAAAATGTTTGATGGTGGCAAATCAAAAGAAGCTGCAAAATCTTTTGATGAAGTGTCATCAGCAACGGAAAAACAGCGAGAAAAACTCGACAAACTAAAAGCCGAATATAAAAACCTATACATGCAGCAAGGGAAAAACAGCAGTGAAACAAAAAAAGTTGCTGAAGAAATTGAAAAACTTTCAACGGAAATTCAGAAAAATGAAGAAGACTTGGAAGAAGCAAGCAAGGCAGCTGATAAATATGACAAATCACTGAAAGACCTTGATGTCACAGCAGAAAAAACTGGCAGCAAATTAGGAAAAGTTTTTGGTGCAATCGGCAAAGGTGCAGCGGTTGTTGGCAAGGGCATATTGGTTGGTCTTGGTGCTGCTGCAACAGGAATGGGTGTTTTAACTGCCAAAGCATTAGGCTTGAGTGGTGAACTTGAACAGAACATGGGCGGTGCTGAAGCCGTTTTTGGTGATTTAGGTGAAACAATCGGTGAAATGTCAACAACAATCATCACTGGATATGACGAAGCAACAGGAAAGGCAATCACAGCAACGAAAGACCTTGAAACTGTTTCAAAAGATGCATATAAAAACATGGGTTTGTCACAGTCTGACTACCTTGCAACAGCAAACAAGATGGGTGCATTGTTCAAGGGTGCTGGATTTGAAACACAAGAAGCATTGAATTTGTCTTCACAAGCAATGCAAAGGGCAGCGGATGTTGCATCAATCATGGGTATTGACACAGAAGCTGCAATGGAAGCAGTGGCAGGTGCAGCCAAAGGAAACTTCACAATGATGGACAATTTGGGTGTTGCAATGAATGACACTGCAATTGCTGCTTATGCACAATCAAAAGGAATAAACAAATCCACACAGGAAATGACACAGCAGGAAAAAATCGGTCTTGCAATGGAAATGTTTCTTGAAAAAACATCTTATGCAGCAGGGAACTATGCGAAAGAAAATGAAACACTTGCTGGATCATTAAGCACAGCAAAATCAGCATTGACAAACTTTTTGGCAGGTTCAGGGGATGTGGAAAGTCTTGTTTCTTCATTCTCAAATCTTGCAAATGTAGTTGTTAAAAATTTGACAGAAATTGCACCACGATTGACAACAGGACTTTCAGACCTTGTTCAACAGATTGTGCCTTTGATACCACCTTTGTTGAATTCACTTTTGCCAGCATTGGTTGATGGTGCGGTGACTTTGGTGAATGGTCTTGTTCAAGCAATGCCAGGCATTGTTTCAGCAATAATGTCAGCACTTCCAGCACTTATTCAAGGTGTTGTTCAACTGGTCACATCTTTGGCACTTGCATTGCCACAGATTATACAGCCAATTGTGGATGCATTGCCACAGATTATTCAAACACTTGTTCAGGCACTACCAACATTGATTCCAGCTTTAATTGATGGACTTGTTCAGATGATTGTGATGCTGTGTCAGGTGATTCCACAAATCATACAACCAATAATTGACAACTTGCCAACAATAATCATTTCAATTGTAAATGCATTAGTTCAAAATTTACCTGCATTGATTCAAGGTATAATTCAACTTGTGATGGGTATAATTGCAGCACTTCCACAGATTTTCCAGTCACTTTTCATTGAACTTCCTGTTGCACTTTGGAATGGCATTATTGACGGACTTACACAGACATTTTCAGGTCTT